TCAAATTTCAATTTTCTTCCAGCTTAAGCCTCTGTCATCCTGATACATTCTTGTCATATCCATGGATTTATGACCTAGGAGCTGGTTAGCGAACTCATCTGATTTTTCAATGCCATAGACTCTGGAGGCTAAACTTCTTATTTCATGAAACGTTGGCGGAGAGCCTTCCCAAGATAGTCCGCTTTTATCTCTTGCCAAAGAAAATGATTTACCAATAGTTTTATCTGCCAGCATATCACCTCTCTGCGAAACAAGAACAGACTCTTTGCCATTTAGTTCATGTTTACATCTATCTAATACTAATTGCAATGTCTTATTGGCTATGCTATTTGAAATGTTCAGTGGTATTGCTATTTTTGTTCCTGTCTTTTCTTGTTCGATCCATAAAAAACCATCTCGTACATCATCCCACTTTAACTTTCTTATGTCCCCTGAGCGCTGACCTGTTAATATGGCTAGGTCCATACTCATGCTTACCCATGGTTGGCAATTAATTACCGCGGACTGATATATAGCCAGATAGTCGCTCTCTGAAAGTCGACTTCTGGCAATTTTATTTCTAGGGACTCTTGTCGCAATTACTGGGTTTGAGTCCGTAACTCCATCTGACATTGCTTCATTAAACATATCTTTCAATATACTTCTCATTAATCTCGCAGTAGTAATATTTCCATTTGAAACAATTTTATTTATATAATCAGCGATATCTTTTGTTTTTATTTCATGAAGAGGGATGTTATTAAAACTATTTTTTATTCTTTTCAAACGTCCTTGATAATCATCAAGGGTTCTTTTCTTTAAATTTCTGTGAATGATAATGTTGTTAAATCTATCAATCCATTCATGTAGTTTAACAACAGTATCATTAGATATTTTTTCTCTTAATGTTTCTTTTTTGCCATAAATAAATAAGTTCGCTGAAATAGCTTCATTTATGGCTTCATTTTTATTTCTTCCCATTCCGTATTCTATTCCAGTTTCTGGATTTCTATAACTATAATATCCTTTTCTGCAATATAGATTAGGTGGTAAGTGTGCGTTTTTGGGGGCTCTGTTCCTTGCCATCTGTTTTAATCCTTTTTAACAGTTTGCTGTCTTTGCTTAATAAAATGGTTGGATTTAATCTATCATAATTAGTTATTTTTTGAGCTGAAGGGAGAATTAAATATTGATAACCATCAAATGTTGGGGCTGGATATATTTTACCTGCGCTAATCCATCGTCTGATGGTTTCATCACTCCGCCTGTGTTTACTTGCAAAATCTCTTACAGTGAAATACTTAACCATAATTAATTTCCTTTTCTATTGTACGGACTAAGTGACCTAAAATCATCTTGGGTCGGAAGTGTTTTTTGTCATTCAAATGGCTGAATTGTGGAGTGTATTTATTTAGTATGATGGATATATTATGGTCTATTTTTCTTCTAATTTAAGTGGTTAGTTTAAGCATTCCCTTGCTATCTTTCGTCGTCCGTTCTAAAGCGTTACATCATCCATTTTTCCGCTTATATTGTTCATCATCATCTCCGCACTCTTTACTACAATATGCGCTATTTGGTGCTGCTGGCATGTCTTCGCACCAGATGCACATTCCGTTTATTGATTTAATTACTGGCTGGCGATTTGATAATGCGGCTTGAATGTGTAATTGTTCTAATTTGTTTGCTTGGTCGATAATATCCATAATTCACCTATGCTATTTTCCATTCATTTAATATTTGATTTCCGATGTTCATCAATTCATCTCTATCGATAGTGCTAATTATCTTTCGTGGGGTGATGTATGGTCTCCATATTAAAAGCATTGAGCCTTTATTATTTCCGTTAACTGGTTTGTTGGTACCAGCATTAATAAAAGATATTCGACCTCCTGTAATTAATCTCACTTCATCAACTGTTTCTAATGCCGAATTAAACCAACCTACTGATGTATCAGACGGAATTAACATCACTATAGGCTGTAATTGCTTTTTACATTGCTCGGTAGCTTTATTAATCCATGGCTGAATATCAGAATAGGGCGGGTTAATCCAAATAGCTCCATAACTTTCCCAATCACAATTTAGTGAGTCGTCCTTTTCGGTGAGGTAATGAGTGCAAAGGTGGTTGTTTTTATCGGCAGCGGCATCTAAATAGAAACCGAATTCAGCGTCCAATGCTGTAAATAAAGGTAGGGGAGTTTGCCATCTATCACGCAATTCCTTTGGTGTATGGCTACCTCCGTAGTCAGCCTTCATCCTTGCTATCACTAATATTAAAAGGCAATCCATCGGCTTCCATTGGCTTTATGTCAGTAAACTTACATGGAATAATTAAACCACCGAACTCTTGAGCGAACATCAGCGCTTGCTTTGCCTGAAGATGTACATATTGTTTTGGTAATGCTATTTGATACGTAATACCATCAATTAATACCAGCGTCGTCATTGCTTGAACTTGTTTTATTGTTATTTTCCGCATCCTTCATTAATAAAAATAATTCCATAGCTGCGCGGTATGGGTTTTTATTTACTGAGATAAAGTCATAATCAAGGCTGTCAGCTGTCCATTTATTAGAATGGTATATTGGTGATAGCCCTATCTTATTATCAATAATAATCGGCATTGCATCAGATGGGTTGTTGCAGGGGGCGAATAACTTTGTTGCCGACAAGATTAAAACTCCATTTCTTGGAGTGAATCTAATTCCTAATTTCTCAGCAACCTTTTTATTAATCTCGAAGTCAGAAAGTTCGGTGTATTTATTCATTGATTAATTCCCAATATTCACAAGTATTTTTCTTAATAATCCCGCCTGCTTCTAAGTGACTAATAATGCAACTAACCTGACTACGTGAATAATCAGGGTGGCATAAGTGATATAGCTCCTCGGTGGTAAGTTGATTACATTGAAGAACTTTTATTATTCTCTCTCTTAATTTATTCACTCCCTCATCACCTCCCTACAAACTATCTCAACATCCCGCACCTGCATTAACTGCACTTCGCGACCTTCACACTCTTGCTTGGTGTATATTTTCTCTGTAACAGGCTCGGCAGAGCCATGCATTACAAGCAACAATACATATCCGATTATTTGCATTTGGTTACTCTGAAGTTTAGATATAAAAAACCCTGCTATTGCGGGGGTACTTATGCAAAACATTATTTGCTTTTCTTGATGTCCTATCTATCACTAACCCATAGCAATACAATAGAAATATAAGCAATGCTAAGACTAATATTGCTATATATTCATTAAAATAAGCAATTAGAAAAAACATAGCTAGCGCTGGTGATAAAATTGAAATTAACTTCATGGCTGCAAAGAATTTATATTTAAAAAGGATTAATAACTTTGTTTTATCCTCCTCATCATTTAATGCCATGTATAAACAAAACAATGAAAATGAATTTATTGTAATGGATATTGCAAAGAATAGCATTGATAATAATAGTTCTATATAAGCTAGAGAGCTAATTGATTTAATGTTTACACTAAGCAATCCAATGAAAAATGTAGCTGATATAAGTGTTAATGATGCTGATGATATAAAATGAAAATTGTAATCTTTATTTCTATATTCATCATCTGACAATGATGTGATATTCAACCCTTTATGGGTTGTGCTTGAAGAGAATAGTTTTCGGTAATATTTTCTAAATTTGGTTTTCATAATTCAATAGATGCCAAGTTAATATACAAGCGCATTACTTTACTAATTTATAACTATAAACTCAATAACCCATACCCATTCGTTATTAATCCAACTATCAATCCCGTATATTGATTGCCATAGTTCTTTGTATGCATTTTTTGCGGTTATATATGGCTGATTGCTGTTTGGAATATAAAATCCAACTAACCAATTGCCGTCATTCCCATAACGACCAGCCGAGATGCCTTCCGCTATTGCATCATTAGGTGATATATCCCGAACTTGCTGCAACCAAACATCAGTAATTTCAATTTTCCCTTTGATATTACCGTCTTTGTCTGAAATGTTGATGATGTCGCCAATCTCACCATACGGGCAATCAACATCAACAAATCCATGGCGCCATGCCGCGCACACTTGCTCTGACAGTGAATAACCATCTTGCCATGCACCTAACTTGCGTAACTCCTTCTCTGTTACCTTTGGCTGTGGCTCAATCGGTCGGCGTGTCTGCGTTTTTCTGCCGTCCATGACAGCCGCTAACATTGCATCGTTAAACTTGATTCTGTCTTTCATATTCATTCCTCTTCATTGGCATCCCTGCGAGTTAATTAAATTTTGCATATAAAAATCCCTCGTCGGTTAAAACGATAATGGAAGCCCTGCTCGTTACAGGGCTGGGATTAATTAGTATAGGCGCGGTGTTTGGTTGCGGGTTAGCTTGCTATTTAAGCTTTGCTGCAAGTTTTTGATGAAAACCCCACAATACTGAAAGCGGTCATATAGATGACCAGCAATAGGAGATTCTAGTTTTCGGAGAATAGGGTATAGCTCATTTTTCCAAGACTGGTGGATAACATCAAAGTGTTTAGAAAGGACATTGATGTTATATGCGTCTTTTTCTTTTTGAGTGACACTTGGTGTAATTTTGTTGCCGTATAGCTCGGCTTCCATTCGGTTAAATTCAGCAATATAAGCCTCTTTGAATTGCGCTGCTTTTTTGCCAGTAAACCCCATAACCAAAAAGACAAAGCCGTCCTTGGTCATTTCGTACATTGGGCGAGGTTTACCTTGTTCGTCGATATATTCAGCCTCCGCAAAATTGCTGGCGCTAAATTCTTGTGAGCAATCAAGGTTGCGAATCTTCTTTAAAACGTCATCGTGACGCTTATTGAAAAACGATGATACATCTTGCGAAGTGGTGATCGTTTTGTGATTTTTGATGGTGACGCGCGGAGTAGTCGTATTTACAACTGTTATAGAAGGGTTCATTTTTAAGTCCTCGTAGATTATTAACCCTTGTTCAGAGGGCGGTCGGGCACTTGAACACCGCTACGAGACGGCCTGCAATTTTCCCTTTCGGTATTGTATGTATTGCACGCTACCCGACCATAATCTATGGACGCAAAAAAACCGCAAGACTGTCGGGTGCGGATATCCGCTCGTAGATGGTGTGTTCAGCACCTACGTGCAATCTACCGCAGCCCGTTAAATTCGTCAAGTCACCATCCTCTTCATTATTTGCATCCTTGCACTGAGTACTTTGTTAAATCACGTAAATAGCGTGGCGTGGGTAGGGGAGTCCGATAGGGGCAAAGGGGATATCGGACTCCCAATCCATAGGAGGCTCATTCTGTGTCGTTGGTTGTTGTGGCTGCTGAAGTTGTCTCGCTGGCTGCTGGCTTCCTGCCTGATTATTGCCAAACTCAATTTTATCAACAATGATTACTGGCACTGATTTTTTCTCCCCATTTTGGGTAGTCCATTCTTCCATGACGAACTCACCAGTGACCGTAACTTTTGTTCCTTTTGTTAAGTATTCAGGTAGTTTTTCGGCTTTAGTGCCAAACATCTTGCAGATAACCCACGATACTTTTTCGTGTTCACCGTAACCCTGCTTTACAGGGAGACTGAATGATGCAACCGCTTTTCCATTGGGAGTCCATCGTTGTTCGCAATCTTTCCCTAAGTGAGCTGTAACGATGAATAGGTTAATTGCCATTGCTGTCTACCTCTTCAAATTCAGCCTCAAAAATTGCAGAGTGCTCTTGTTCTATATTTGCCTCTGCCTTTTCGTCAAGTATGACGGCTTTTTGCATTTCGATGGAAACAGGTAAGTATTTAAAAAGTCGGCGAATGACTGTTTTCTTTGCCATTTCCTCCCAGTGGGTAGCCCATGGACCATTTTTACCCGCTTTACTTGAATTACGAACTTTTTCTATTTGGTTATAGGTCATAACCTCGAACTGAACACCGCCATCTTTTAATCTAGCAACAGCATAAACATGGGTAATGGGTGAATCTTCATTTCCTTTGGGTATGTGAGTTAAGTTTTCATTTAATCCATATTCAAAATGAAAGTTATCGCCTTGGCGCACTGTTCTGGCTGATATACTGATGATTTGACCTGAACGCCTTGCTAAATCAATCATTCCTCGGTAGCCAATGATGAGCTGAACATTTTGTTGACCGTTATCAGACTTACCATTACCGAAAGGCAGAAGGTAGGCATGACCTAATGCATTACCCGGCTCTAATCCTAATTGTGAGCATTGAACGACAGCACCAATAAAACTTTGAATATCACAATTTGCGAGAGAGGGGACCTTGCGAATCTCGGTACTGACAATTCTAATCATGCGGTCAGATGTGATATGTTTAGGTAATGCCGCTGCTAATTGAGCTTTCATTCCAGGCTGATTAATAAACTCTACGAGTTTTTGTTCATTAGTTTTTATTTTTACTTCTGTTCCTTGTGTTTTATGTAAATCAGATTTAGCTAGCGGTGGTGTGCTCATGTTTTAATTCCTTAGCCCAGCGAGGCAGTGACAGTGTGCGAATGCCTGCCCATTCGTCAGTTTTAAGGCATTCCGCATACGTGGATAAGTTTTGCTTATAAGAGGTGCGACCAACGGATTTGGCTTGTTCATCTAATACGAACACTCTGACTGGATAACGCCCGCAATTCACAGTTGTACTTACTGCGAGGAAAACAAAAACAGGCATTTCACCCGTTAGTGACTTATATCCATCCGAATAGAAAGAGTCCTGTACGTGATATCGGTACTCATACATAGAGCGTTCAAATTTCTGTATGTCGGCAGTGCTTTTTACATCAACTAGCCAGTGATGCTCTTCGATTAACTTGTCCGGTCTACAACGACAAAGAATGTCCGTATCCTTGTCTTTCCAATAGATGCTGCTTTCAGAGATTCCTTTCGCCTCCAAGCACCATCGAGCTATTGGGTGAGCCATCGCGCTATCTTTCATGAGTGATAACTTCCTGCTATCTTCATTGGTAATTGGTGTGATATTTTCCTTTTCACACATTTCAAGAAATTCCTTTTCTTGTTCTTTCCCGGCATTGGTTCTACGATTTACTTCTGGCGCAACTCTAAATCTTTTTTGAAATTCATCAGGCTCTAGCAATAAGCAGTGCAAAGCCGTGCCAAAATCTAGAGTTTTTGTTTTTTCGTTATCTACTGGCGCATCCCTATGCCATATAAAATCAGCCGGAGATTCATCTATCAGGTCAAGTTGTGACTTACTAATACCTAATCCATGGTGATAGTCTTCATTTGAAATGTCGTAATAAATACCTTCGTTCATTGAATAGGCCTCTCTTCCAATACATCCTGTATTTTCTTTAGGATCCTATCCTTGGTTGATTCCGATAGTTGCCGAAGTTCCTCTCCGTCAATCTCGTTATAAATATCAATAGCCATTTCTCCAATATCAAACTTAGGGTCAGGGCTATATATTTGAATTCTCATGGTTCATCCTTACGTGAATGCGTATGCTCTACGAGAATTAACTTGCCGAAGAATTCGATTTGTCTTTTCGCATTGCTGCTTAAATTTCCAATCAGCAACTAATTCGTCTATTTGTTTATCAGTCATGTCAGACTCGCGTAGTAGGGCGAATATTTGCTGTTTTATGTGTTTCTGCTTTGCATTCATGCTTGACTCCATATGCTGTTTTTAATGTTTCATTTGCTTCGCTCCATCCGTTCTCATCCTTGAGATAACGAGCAATTCCAGCTTGTGATTGAGCTAAACAAAGTTTGTATTTATCAATATTCATGCTTATCTCCGGATGTGCGAAATCCTCACTTATCTTGCGATAGCGATAGAAAGTCCCTTGATGTTGGTAATCTTTATTCGGTTAAATATGAAAGAGGTAAGTCTTTTTTAATGGAGAATGTCACTGACTAATGCTTTTAATGCGGCTTTTTTGAGCGCTGTTTTTATCACGTCTTCCCCGATTAGATTTTTTACAAATTCATTTAATAATATTTGAATATTTGGTGTATCTTCAGGCGCTGATATTTCATACATGCCTTTCACTTTAGGCAGGGCTTCATCAGACAGAATGAGTTTCAAATTAATATCTACTGATGCTTTAGCGTGTGGCATTTCGCCTCCTTATGTGTTTTATTTCAGATGTATTGCTTCAAAGACAAGCCTAAGCAAGCCCCTTAGACGCTTCTAATTTAAGTGATTAGAGTTGAAAAATTGGTTCTACTTTTTGTCTTGGTAATTAATATAAAGAAGGTACGCTTATACATGCTTTTTGGGTGTCATGTATTGTGTGAAAATTAACCATTTGAGTTTTGACATACTAGAACTGAAACTAAGTCATATTATATAATAGCGACACACCGGTCCCTTAGCTCAGTTGGTTAGAGCAGGCGACTCATAATCGCTTGGTCACTGGTTCAAGCCCAGTAGGGACCACCACTTCTTATTACGTATCTTTTTATTTATTCCTATAAACATTGGATTTTAGTTCTCTTAAATCTTTAAGAGCATGCTAGTCTTGTTGTTTTCTATATAATTCATATTACGCTCTTCGTTACTTACCACTGGTTATTTATTAGGGGATGTTAAGCTCTTGCTGTCACCTCGCCACTAGGCATAATCGGCTTGCGTAGCCGTGATTGCTTGCGTTTCACATTGGGTATGTCTTTTATCCCGATAATTAAACTTGCCAGTACATCGGTTTCGTCTACTGGTTTAAATATCGAATCCCATATTTCTTCCACTGAGCGGCTTTTCTGTTTAGCTTTTAACTCGTTACGTTGCTTGTAGTACTCTCCGTTACGTTTATATCTACGCATCTTTGAGTTTTCTTTCGCGGGTAAAAAAGTAATTGCTGTCATATTTGCCTCCTAAGTGATCTTTGGTGATTGGCGGTGGTCGCCTAGTACCACACGTGCCGCCTTAGCGTTCACCAATCCCAAAAACCACTCAGTGGTTGCTCTGAGAAGTTCCTCTGAGCGTTCCGCTATGCCGTACTGTATAAACCACACGTAATCGGCAAGATGTTAAAGAGCATTTATTTCAGGGTGTGTGCCTTCGATGTGGTTAAATATAACCAGCGGTGATTTTAATGTCAATACCGCAGGTGATAATAATATTATTGGCGGTGATATTTTATTGAATTTAAATGATATTTATTTTCAAAAATTATTTATCTTGCGAGGAAAATCACACATGCGGGGAATAGCAGGCACAAAAAAGCCCTCGCGGGGAGGGCTGGTGTAGCTACTTGTTAAATTAAGGCAAATCTCTAAGGGAATATTTTGTTTTACCGTTACCTACAGTGGTACATAAAAATTTAGCTTGGACTGTTTTGCCAATTAGAGTATTGATAACCTCTGGTGACTTTATGTGAGGGCTTATTGTAGCTACTTCTACATCGATATCATCGCTAAATAATTTAAATTCACACCTTCTTTTATTTGGCAATACACCGGTAAACGTAACGTCCAGTGTTTTTATTTCTTCTTTTATGTTGTCTACGCTCAGCTTATAGCTGATAGTTTCTAGTTGTTGAGGGTTTCTAACAACCAAAGAAAAATCACTGTTTTTTATAGTAAAGATTGTTTTTTCTTTTACTAGAATATCAATGAATTCTCTTATTTTTTTTATTGAATTTTCATCAATAGCTTCTAGCTCATTAGCTAATAATTCGTCATCACCGTTTATTGCTGAACTAAGTATTTTATATGTCTTTTCAAGCGAACATGAGGTTATTGATTTTTCATCGAAATCTAAAACACCCTCTCTAGATGGCTCTTCTAGGACAAACCCGAAGGATCCTTTAGCGGTTCCTGTAATAATCATTGGTTCGATTTTTTGTACCGCAGTGACTGGCATTAGTGATGTTGACATGTGCGTTATTGCTGAATTGAATGCTTTTAATATTTTTGCCCCAAACGCAGATGAAATCCCTACAGTGCCTAAAACAGGATCACCCTTAAAGGTAATTACCGCTTTAGCTGGTGAGTGCATATTGATATTGGCATTTTTTATTTCGTCATCAAGCTGAGACAACCTGTATTCCAGGCTCATCCTGCTTATAACATTTTTTTCATCAATTGATTTTAACATTGACATTACTTGGCTACGTTCGCTGAGAACATAAACATATTCATCTCTAGTCATCGAAGCCTCCTAATATCTTGTTGTTTAATATAATAGATGCTTGTGAGTCATCTTGTTCAGACAGTGGTATTTGTAAAAAACCTTTCCAACTCATGTCTCTTTTGTGAGACCACATGCTATACCAGTATGCCGACATTTGAACCAAAGATACAGGATCATCATCAAGCCCCTGCCAATAAGCATCAACAAGATACAACTCCTTTACCTTTGGAGTAAATAGCTCAAAATCTTTTTGTAGTATTGAATTTTCAGTTTCTCCATTAGGGATTTTAAAAAAAGTTACTAAATCAATATCATTTGGCTTTCTTAATAAGGTTAGTTCTACGTTTTCTGTAAAGCTTCCATTAACCCATTGAAATCCATCTATAATACCTGTTGAATACAATCTAGACCTAAAAGCAAGAAAGCCAGCAAGAATCGATGCTCTTTTTGAGTTGAAGGCATACTTATCAACAAGTTCTATAGTGCTTGCTTTGTATGGTGAACGATTAAAATCAACGCCAGATGCTCCTAATAAAGGCGGTATTATTCCAATGTCATTCCAATCAGGGATATTAATATCCATTATAGTCCTTTTTAAAATCACCACACCCTAAAACGTGTCGTCAACCAAAGAAGTAACCTTGCAAATCATCTTCTACAAGCTTAATAGCATCTGAAAAGCTACCTAACATTTTTTCATCGTAATGATGCCAGTTACTGTCTTTATCCATCCATAGTAGTGACCAAGAGCCTGTAATTTGGTTATACACAATTTTCGCTACAGGCTCTTCTACTCTGGTGTTACTCCATGTTAGCAGCCTAACCTCGAATATAACGACCGAGTCATCTTCAATACGATACTGTAAATCGAGCTCATCTCTGAGATGTTCTGCTGGGCGGCGTTTTTCTAAGAAAAATTCCATGCACTTTTCAATATTTGCTAGTTCAATATCATTGAATGCCATGCTTTCTCCTCAAAATGTGTCATCAGACCATTGACACTTTATAACTTTACCTATGATTTCGCAGTTTTCATTTATTGGGATTAAATCAAATTTCGGGTTAAGAGGTTCAAGGAATGTTTGCCCTGATTCTCTAATTAATTTTTTAAATGTAAATTCGTTACCGTTTAGCTTAGCGATACAAAAATCACCAACATTCACAGGCTCTTTTGGATCAATAAGTATCAGCATCCCTTCAGGGAAGCTAGGACGTCCACCTTGAGGGGCTGTCATTGAATGACCTTCAACCTCTAGCCAGAATGCGCTATCGCTTGCCTTCTTGGCTGTTGGTATCCATGCGTAAGCATCTTTTTCTGTATATGAATTACTGTTTTCGGTGAACGTTCCTGCTTGTACTTTAGTAAGCAATGGATACATGTATCTATCTCCATTAGATACTATCTTTTGCTCAGATACTGAGTTGAACATTCTCCTGATCTCTTTAGCCAATAACGGGCTGAAATCATCTACAGAAACCTCCAAGGCTTCTGCTAGTTTAACTGCATTCTCTACGTTAATTGCATTAACGCCATTTAATAGCTGTGCAACCGCGCTCTGCCCCATGCCAATAGCATCACCTAGAGACTCTTGGGATAAGCCAAGCTCTTTCTTTTTTGCCTCAAAAATGGCTTTTAGCCGCACTGCATCGGCTTTTTGTTCGTCAGTGATTGGTTTCTTTTTCATATGTTTATTTTATTACCAAATGGAATATTTACCAATCACCGCAGGTGTTGACTATTTTATCACTTGCGGTGATAATAAATAAAAAAGGAGGAAGCATGGAAAGAATCCCATTAGCAGCATTTGCTACAGAGCTAGGTCAAAACAAAGCAGCGGAATTGCTTGGTGTAAGACAAAGCGCTATTAGCAAAGCAATCTTAAAAAAACGAAATATTTATGTAATTAAAAAACAAGATGGAAGCGTTGAAGCTGAAGAAGTAAAAGTATTTCCATCTGGCAAAAACGAATAGATAAATCGCTCTTTAACATCTGAATATAGATTTGCTTTCCCTAGGGTAATGCTAGGGTGTCTATATTCTTTGGGATCGCTCAGAGGAACTTCTCAGAGCAACACACTCACAGGATCGTGAGCAACGGACTAACTGTATATGAAGGAATATAAATTATGGAAAACGCAAATTCACGCAAATCGTTTAACCGATTTGTATCCAATCACTTGGTGGCAACCGCTTATCAAGTTATCAGAACAACATCTCAAACAGTTATCGCTAAATCATTAGGCGTTCATGACTCAACTATCACTCGTAGAACCGAAAAGATACCTGAGCTATGCGAGACATTAGCAGCGGCAGGGGTAATTGATTTTGTTTTGCCGGGCGAAAAGAAAATTAGTGAAGAGGAATATCGCTTTTTGTGGAAGCAAATTGGCGAACTCTCTTTGATGAGAACGAAAGAAAACGCCTCAATTGTGGGAGCAAATGAGGCGAAGAAATAACTCTATCTCAAGAGGTAATTATGGCAAAAAATACAAGACATTACAAGTGCGCTGTACATAAAAACATCATGCGCCATAAGGTTTACCACTCGGTTACAGAACAGGGGGCTAAGGCTCTCAGAGCTATGTTTGATGATGCCAAATTGCGACTGGAGCATCGTCAGGAAGTAACTAGAGGTGAACGGCATGAAAAGTAATGTTGCATATGTTGAATTTGGTAACAAAGAGCATTCTGAGGATCCTCGCATGGGCAACTCTAAACTGGGTCATGTTGCGATATTCAGAAGTCTGCTCAGCGCAAACTGGGCGGAAGATACGGCAAAGTTTGCGTTATGGGTTAGATTGCTAGGACTAGCAACTCATAAACCAACGCAAGTTGAATTTGGTGGTGTATCTTGGAAGTTACACACGGGACAATTGGTAACAAAAGCGAAAATTTTAGCTAGAAAATTAAAGGATCCCAAAGGTCAAGAGAAAACGGAAAAACAGGTACGTGACATGCTAGATTTTTTTGAAAGTGAAGGCATGATTTCTCGCTCTGGGACTCGCCACGGAACAGTGATCACTATCACAAATTACGGTCAATATCAGTCTAATTGTGAGGTGACAAAGCAAGTAACAAACGAGGTGATAATCAAACCAAGTGATATCAAGGCTTCAGATGATGGTGAGGTGGTAAACCTCGTGACAAACAAGGTGAAACAGAACAAGAAGTTATTAGAACAAGAAGTTAATGAACAAAATAATAATACTCCCCTTACCCCTCAAGAGGGGAATGGAGAGAGAGCTGATAAACCTAAAAAGCGCTCACCAGTCAGAATCAACTATCAGGAATATCTCGATGTTTACAACGAAGAGGTTGGTGACAGCTTACCCCATGCAACTGTTCTGAATGACAAACGAAAACGTAGGTTCAAGAAGCTGATCCCCAAACTGGCGACACCAAATGCTGATGGTTGGAGGGCATATGTTCGAGCCTTTGTCAGAATGGCTAAGCCGTGGTATTTCGGGGACAACCCTAGTGGTTGGTCAGCAGATATCGATCACTTGCTCAAAGAGGACACGCTAACAGCAGTTCGTGAAGGGAAGCCAAGTTTGACTGGGAGATAGCAATGGTCAACAACCAAATCGAAGCAAGCGTGATTGGTGGCTTGCTGAAAGACGGATTAACACTCAACGCATCTGATGTTCTCGCCACATTAAAACCAGAAGCTTTTGCAGTTCACTTTTACCGAGAAACCTACAAAGTCATTCAGAAGCAAGCAAAAACTCGTGGACTGATTGATTTAATGATGGTTGCTGAGGCAATGGGTGACAAGTATTTCGCGGATATCATGCAAGTCGCTAAAGATTGCCCAAGCGCTGCAAACTTGAAAGGCTACGCCACGATGGTGACGGATAATCACAATCGCCGTGAAATGATTCGCTTGATGGATGACCACCGTCATATTATCGAATTCGGCTCGATTGATGCGGCTGCCGAAGCAATGGATAAGCTCATCAAAAAGGCGAACGAACTACGAGCAGCGAATGATGAAATTAAACCAGTACACACCAAGGAGTTGATAGCGGATTTTACCGACGTGTTAGAGCAACGACTGACCAACGGTGACGAGTCTGACACATTGAAAACAGGTATTCATGAACTTGATGAAATTACAGGCGGCATCAACTCAGTGGATCTTGTGATTATTGCGGCTCGCCCAGCTATGGGGAAAACAGAGTTAGCGTTACGAATCACCGAAGGGGTTGCATCACAAGTTGATAAACAAACAGGGCTTAAAAAAGGCGTTTTGATTTTCTCTATGGAAATGAGTTCCCGCCAAATCATGGAGCGTCAAATTGCAGGAGCGTCAGGGTTATCTGTCTCGTCACTGAGAAATCCAGCAAAAATGGATGATGAAGGCTGGGCTAGAGTTTCCAATGGCATTGGGCGTATCCAAGATTTAGATGTTTGGATTGTCGATGCAAGCAAATTGAATGTAGAGCAGATCAGGGCGATAGCCAAGCGTCACAAACAGCAATATCCCTCACTGGCATTAATTCTGGTTGATTACCTAGGACTGATAGAAAAACCCAAAGCAGAGCGTAACGACTTGGCAATTGGTTATATCTCATCAAACCTCAAAAATATGGCTAAAGAGTTGCTAACGCCAGTTATTTCACTTAGCCAGCTTTCACGCGATGTTGAGAAACGACCAAACAAACGCCCCGTCAATGGCGATTTACGCGATTCAGGCAGTATTGAGCAGGATGCCGACTCCATCATCATGCTTTACCGTGATGCGGTTTATAACGAGAACTCATCAGCGGCTCCATATGCTGAAATTATCGTGACTAAAAACCGATTCGGCAAAACAGGGACCGTATATCAGCGATTCAAAAATGGTCACTTTATGGATGTGGACCAAATGGAAGCCGCCAACGCCTGCCAGCAAAGCAACAAACCTCAACAACGCCGCTACCAAGGCGCAGACGTTTAATACAACAAATCATGAGGACTTCTAGATGGATGACGGAGCTGTTTACAAAATTACAGGTACATGGAACGGAAAGTCATTTGAAAAGCTAATAGTAGCTGAATGTGAATTAGATGCAGAAGCGACAGTGATCTTCTGGGCTAATTTAGGTGGCGCTCATGTAGATAATTTGAGCGTCGAATACTACAGCGCTATTAATTGAGGGGGAGTGATGAAAGGAACAACGTTAACAGAGTTAATTAAATCCTACACAGACCAAGGCTTTGCTGATGCATCAAGGTTTATGAATAACAAGCCTTATTATTACGAATCAAGCAACGCTGAGATGTTTGCTGAGGTCTATCTATTTAGACGAAAGCACTTCCCTAAAGGTAAAGCATTCTTGCGAATTGTGTTAATCGAAAACGGTGCTAAACACATCAGAAGCCAACGGGAGGCATCTAATGCAGGGAACTAATACAACAGAGTTTGAAAAGTGGTGCGCTGATGAGATTGGATTAACAGAGTCATATGTTAAATCTAAGCGAAAAATAAACACACTTGGAATGCTTCAGTACAGAAACGCTGAAATTGAAAAGCGATTCATGGCATATAAGGCGGGTCTTATTTCTGGGGCTTCAGTTGGTTGCAGTCATGCCAAGGCGAAAGGAACTAATTGGGTTAAGGTGAGTGACAGATTACCAACTGAAGGTGAACCGGTAATTGTTGTCTATGGCGAACATATCCAGAACATAACATATGAGCTAATTTCATGCGGTGTTGACTGCGAAGAACTTAGATGGATACCACACAATAACAGCGACTATGATTCGGCTCCACTGGAAACATTCGACCACTGGATGTACATCAAAGACCTGCCACTCCCACCAATGCCAGAGGGTGAATGATGGACGAGCGAAAACTAAGACTAGAAGCCGTAGCAATTTGGCAAGAGCTAATTTTGCAAGCTAAGCAAAAATACCAATGGTGGGAGTTGTAACATGAGCGAACTAAAAAAATGCCCGTTTTGCGGGGACACAGCATACATTCAAAACTGGAGCATAAAATCTCTTGGGCGTGAAAGATTTTCAGTCGCATGTAACCGATGTGAAGTAGCAACTTCAGTATATAGCACAAAGCAGGAAGCCATAGCAGCATGGAACAGGAGAGCTAACAGTGAGTGACCCAATAACATTGATGTACAAAATCAGCATGAACCTATTTTGCGGGTTAGGCTTTGCAATGGCATTTATCATGCTGAAGGTATTTGACGGGGATAATAATTGGTTTGTTATCACGATGAGGGTTATATCAGCGTCAGCGATAATCCTTTGGTTAATCTCTATGGCTTATATTTGTTTTTACTTATTCAACAACGTGTTTCTAAAAAATTGAATAGGAGGTTAACTTGGAAGCAGATTTCCTCTTCCACGAATCAACCAAAACCGCAGCATGGCAGCACCTAAAAGAAGTTCTAGCAACAAACCAACCACACCGAATCATTATCAAGCCCTGGAAGTCCACACGCTCACTATCTCAGAATGCCACTTTCCATTTGTGGTGCGGAGAGATAAGCAAATATCTATGCAAGAACAAGTCTAATTTCACACCTGAGACCGTCAAGGAGATGCTAAAGCATACATTCCTAGGCTATGAGGTCACTGAAATGATTGATGCCACCACGCAAGATATAGAGCGCGTCAGGACGTTACGAAAAACATCAAAATTAGATACTGGTGAAATGTTCCACTTCATGGAGCAGGTTGAATGCTGGGCGGCGGGTATAGGTTGTCTCGTGACGATACCGAAAGAATCACAGTACATGAAACTCAAGGAGCAACAAGAGAGATGAGAAATGAGGCTGAAGTGTTTATGAGCGCACTTACTACCCTTAAATTATGCTGGGCTATTCATAAATCAAATGATGCGGTCAGGAAGTGTGCTGGAGTGTTAAAGCGCAAATTTATATTACCGCATGCAGTAGATGCTATGAGGACGATAGAACTAAGCGAAATCCCTATGGTTGTGATTGTAGTCGCTGAGTGGGGTATTCAGGAGAAATAAATGGCATTAAAACGCGATAAGCACGATATTGTGTTTTCGCAGTTGGTCCGGGAAAGAGCAAATTATGAATGCGACTACTGCGGAAGACAATTTAGACACGAACCTTCAAAACTCCACTGTTCACATTTCAAATCACGACGACACAAATCAACCCGATACCATCCCTTTAATGCTTTCGCTCACTGCGTAGGTTGCCATCGAAAACTCGGCGAAGACCCACACGAATTCAATGCTCACGCTGTTATTACTTACAGCGAAATGACGATTGACCGCGTGGCTCGTTTAGCCGGTACTTCAATGAAGTTGAAATCGTGGCAAATGGATGAGTTATATCAGCACATGAAGATTGAGCTTAAAAGAATTCAGGCGCTACGGGCTAGCGGTGTAATAGGTCGGATTGAGTTCACGTTGCCTGATTGGTATCAGCAAGGTATTACTTATCAGATGGGGGATTTATGAAAACTGAAATCACGACTATTCCAGAGCTGCTTATCCGGACCTATGGAAATATGTCTGAGGTTTCTCGGTACCTAGGATGTTACCGCGCGACGGTGAAAAAATATGCTACAGATGTTAATGCTAAAAAGCATGCAGTTATAAATGGTCGACTCATGACGGTGTACAAAACAAGAGAAAGAGGCACTTTAAGTCTCGCCAAAGAGTTAGATAGTGCCGTTTCTGTTGTTAAATGTATTAAACCTGAGTCTAAGTGCAAAAGCTCGCAATTTAATACGAGGTAACGGATGCGTGATATTCAGCTTGTGTTAGAACGATGGGGGGGATGGGCTGCTGAGGGCAAAAGCAAGGTGGGATACTCATCAACTGCTGCTGGGTTTAGTGGCCTTTTTCCTGAGAGCGAAAGAGTTAGATTATCTTGTTGCGACGATGACGGGATCGCCATTGACGCAGCTATTGGAAAATTAATCTCCGTAGGCAGAAAGGATGAATTTGATTTAATAGACAAGCACTACATCAGAGATATATCTAAATCAGCCATTGCAAGAGAGATGAAGTGTTCTGAGGGTAAAATTAGGCAAAAGCTAATGATAGCCGAGACCTTTATTGATGCTTGTTTAATTATGGCTAATGTCACATTAGAAATGGACGAATGGTGTAAGAAAACATCATTTGGCAGTTAATGTGTTTTCGTAACGAGTTTTAGCTGTTAATCTGATAAGAGTGACAACAACGTCAGCAGCTTATGAGCCTCACTTGGGTGAGGCTTTTCTTGTTTATTGAGCAGATGATATAGGTTTGATAAATTTGACAAGTCAGATAAGCGTCCTGACATTTGAGTGCAACCGCTAGGTATTATAATTTTTCATTTACTAATCGTTTGTATTGTTATATATCTGTTGGGTATGTGTTTTTTGTTTGAGTTTATTTAGGGGAATGGAGATATGTTTCCATCAAATATTTCAAACCGAAATATTGACCTAACATCATGGATGTATGTTGCGAATAGTGATACTCCTACTGCTAATGATGAAAGCTTGTCGCCTACGGTTTCTGCGTTAAATGCCAATCATTTTCCTACTCCATCGCAGGAAGAATTGATCTCTGTTTTAGTTACTGCTTATTCAACTTCTCAAAACATTGAAGAGCGTGAATCTATATGTTGTAAGCTCAAAGAATTACGTGATGAGTTAATACAACAACGAGAAAATATATTTGAATTTGTGCATGAAGGAACTGATGATGTGTTTGGGATCCTTCGTGAAGGCAAAACGGCTAATGATAGAGATGAATATATTCGAAAGTTGATGACTTTCCATGCAATAGGCGAAAAAATAAAGCAGGTGAGAGAGGGGGGGGGATTACAAGAATGTAGAGTTGACGAGCTTTTAAATCCGCATCACTCCATATATATTTCTGGTGATCTCAAAGCGTTGAAAATATTAGTTGAAGGGCACACTAATTCGGCTTCATGTTCAGATGCGTCAATACTTGTTCCTGATCTGCCTTATAATAAAGGTGGACTTGAGTTTGGCTAGTATATTATGTGATGTTTTAGATATTTATGAAGAGTAAAGGCGACTCATTTTCCCCGCTAAATACATTATTGTAAGTAGGCGATGAAAGCTGCTTAATGCAATGCTCAATATTTCAAAACCCTGTCAACCGGCGTGGTTTTTGTTATACAATTTAAGCTATTTAAATAAGGCATGACTCTCAACAACAAAATAATTACTTTTTTGAGAAGTTACTTCGGTGGCTTTTTTGTTGAGGAGATGTATTAAACGAAAACAAACTTAGTCACTGTGGTAAATATTAGTAGATAAGTTTCTTTTGATGAATATTAGAGTGGGCTGCAATTAAGGTTATTAGACAAAAAAGCCAGTTGATAAAAACTGGCTGGATGTACAACTAATCGTCTAAGCGAGAATATATTTGAAATCAAAAACGACATCGGCGTAAATTTAGTTATTGTAAAAACACTTGTCTATATCTGAATAATCTTTATGTGATATAAGTCAAATTTCCAAGGTCTCACCATTCTTTCGTGTTTTTTTGTTTTAGCTCAGTAAATCGCAATTAATCGTTACGGGAAAATATCATTAACAGAAATGCCAACATTGCGGATGAGTACCTAAACCGAGGCATAGCCCTAACTGTTTATCCTGTCTTGCGATAGTCACGCGATGCCCATCTAATTTAATTCTTACCTCAGTTTTTAAATTTTGCGGTAACGTGTATTTTGGTTCCCTCATCAATGAGGGCAGCATAGTTTAATTTTTTGATATTGTTCCGTTATGGGGAATTCCATCGCGACAAATGTTTATTGAAGATAGCTTGAACTAGCTTGTGTGGTACTTTTCTTACATCTAAGGTTTTGGGTAAAGTAATAACCTGATAAATCATTCGGGATTTCCAGCTATTAATAAAGGAAATAACAAATAGAATAAAATTTTTATTTGTTGGAATCTGTTATGACATTAAATACATATGATGGAATTAAAGTATATACGCCTATATCATTAAAGCTTTATGATTGGTGGGTATTAAGTATTTCAAATAATTATGCATGGCGTTGTAATACGGAAGCTCATTTGCTCCCTCACTTTAGGGAGAACATTGGAGATAACCATCTGGATATCGGAGTTGGAACGGGTTTTTATTTAAAAAAATCATTAGATAAAATAAAAAAAATATCGCTGGTTGATTTTAATGCTTATAGTTTGAATTATGCTAGAAAATATATTCAGGATGATAAATTAAACTTATGTATCAATCATGATGTTTTTAAAATATTTCCGAACAAATTAAAATCATCGTTTGACTCTATATCTATATTTTATCTGCTTCATTGCTTGCCCGGTACAATTGATGTTAAGAAACAAGCAATAGAAAATATATGTGATCTACTTACGAATAGTGGTGTTTTATATGGTGCGACAATTCTGGGTAAAAATATCGAGCATAATGCTTTTGGTAATAAATTGATGTCGATTTATAATAAAAAAGGAATATTTACTAATTATTCTGATTCTGAAGATTCGTTAGAGAATATGCTTTCTTCTTTATTTCAAAATGTATCTATAAGAGTTCAAGGTGCTGTGGCGTTATTTTCTGCAAAAGATAAGATTGTAAGTAAATAAAGATTTGTTATTTTCGATGTGTTAGCTTTACTAATTTCTATATTTTGAACATAACTTGAAATATTGAATGTTCTGAGACCGCCTAGGCGGTTTTTTTTTGTTTGAATTAGAGGTAAAACTAATTAGAACGTAGCTCAAGGTTTAATATCTATTAATTTATTTTTATTAATACCAATCATAAAACACTCATATATGTGTGGGTATAAGCATGCCATATAAAGAACCCAATAATATAAATTTATTAACCGTTATGTTGGTTAGTTTGATGACCCTTTTGGGTAGTATTGCTAGCTATGCCAATAAAGTTTTGAAAGGCGAGCCGTTTAGGCTTGGGCTTTTTATTGCGCAAGTCATTATCTCTATGTTTGCAGGCTCTATGGTGTTACTTGCTGCGAGTTATTTCATCTGGCAGCCAGAGATTGCAGGAGGCGTTGCTGGAATGGCTGGTTGGACTGGTGCTGCAGGGGTAAGCGCATTAGAAAAACGTTTTTTAAGGAAAGTGTCTGATGAATGACCCTAAATGGCTAATTGAAGCTAAAAAAGAAATTGGTCAGCGTGAAATTAAAGGTCCAGCCTCTAATCCTCGAATAGACCAGTATTGGCGAGATAGCAAATTATCGGGCTTAGTCGGAACGGATGATATTGTGCCATGGTGCGCAGGATTTGTTAACGCCATGCTGGAACGTTCTGGCATTCGTTCAACCCGTTCTGATTCATCTCGCTCTTACATCGATTATGGCGTGGAACTTTCAGAGCCCAAATATGGTTGCATTGTCGTTTTTGCGCGTTCTGGTGGTGGGCATGTCGGATTTGTTGTTGGCAAAACAGAATCAGGCTTATTACTGGTATTGGGCGGTAATCAGTCCGATGCGGTTAACATCAAAGCGTTTGAGACATCCCGTGTAGTTTGTTATCGCTATCCGGCTGGGGTAGATATTGATAATCGACCTTTACCGATTGGTGATGCAGCGTTGTCAGTCAACGAAGTGTGATAGCAAAATATTTCGCTGAAAAGTGATATATTATCGGTGGAGGATAAAATTCACCGATTCTTGATTACAACAGAATATTAAAGCAAAAAACCCGATTGTTGCGAGCAGTCGGGTTTTTCTATTTCTACACCTGAATGAGGCAGGGAGAACCTGTGATTGATTTTAGCAAACTAATAAGGGAGTTGCTACTTATGATTAAGCAATTACCAAATTGGAAATTTTTACTTATCTGGTTAATCCCGTTCATATGGGGGATATCTCAGTTAATCATTGCAATTAAGGGATGATATAACAAAAGAGTCAGGGGCGTTAAGGCTAGGCTATCAAGTATTCAGGTTGCAAAAATGACGATATTAATTAAAGCATTAATGGCTGTTTGCATTATTTTGCTGTTCTGTCTTTGGTGGGTTACTGATGATTTTGACAAATTGAGAAATCAACACACTAGATTAGAAAGTAGCTATATGCAGCTAAATGATGACTTTAATGAGCAAGTTAAAATCAATGACGACTACGAAAAGCGCATTAATTCTCTTCATAAAGTCGATGCTAAACATAGAGATGAGCTTTCAAATGCAAAAGCTGAAATTGACCAGTTACGTATTGCTGCTGAGCGTAATCCTGAGCGGGTGTACATCAGAGCCAGTTGTCCGAAAGGGGACGCTAATTCCACCTCCGACATGGATGATGGAGCAACCGCCAGACCTACTGACTCCGCTATCAGAAATTATTGGTTACTCAGTCAACGAATCGCAGAGTCAAAGCAAATGATACTTGGCTTGCAGGATTACATTAGAACAGAGTGTTTGTGGTAAAATCCCCCTCATCAATCCAATGAGGGGGGAACGATGAGCCTAACAAAATTTAAACATTCTTACTCATCTTAAATACAAAATAGGAATTAACCAAATTTTATAAAAAAGCAACGATTGATACGGCTATTAAATGTATTTTCTCTTTTGACCGGATAGTATATTAATAGCTATCTTAATCTACGAGGTTGTTTTTGATGCTCCTGTTACATTATTGAGTTGACTTAACCATATTAACTCGGTTCCAACAAGAGAAAGTGTTTTACCTGTTGAGCTCGTTTGTAACGAATATTCGATTTGTGATACTCGTTTAATTAATGGCGTTTTCCCATCAAGAGTTGTTGTATCGAGCGTTGCTAATGCTTTTGGTGGTTTTGGCGGAATTGGTGATGAGATGTGAGGACCTGTCGGGGTGCTACCTCGAAAACATGACATGATAGAAAAAGGCATAACATATCTCCTTAAAACGATGTTTGTAATAAATTTGTCTTGATATCGAGATGATTGATATAAATATGTTGAAATAACTAACTTGGTATTAAGTCTGTTATATTCGGATTTTTAATTATAGACATAAGTCTTTTGTTGTTGAACACTCAATCATTTTTATTTGTTGTCTTTATCTACGAATGTATTTTTATGTTGGAAATATATATGTTAAATCATCGCTATGAGTCAATAGTTACGACAAATAATTTCGTTGTTTAAAAACTCAGCTTAGTTTTTAGTATGGTTTATGTACTAGGTTATAAAATCTCAGTTAGATTAGTGGGAATATAGGGCGTGGATATTATGAGTGTAAGTGAGATGAAATGACTTGGGTGCTACAGTGTTTAGACAAAAAAGCCCCCCAAGTTGAGCAAGATAAAAGGGGGGCTGGAGGTAACATGAAGTAACCAACATGAGCGTAACATAGATGATGGGTTTTTCACCCTCATAAGTGATTTTATTATTTCTCACTTATGCTTCAATAATAAAATTGAGTTATTCTGTCTTTTCTGTTTTTTTTGTATTTAAATTCAATTGATTATGGCTTTTAATTAATCGATTGTTTGATGTGTCCGAACTAAGCTTATCGACTGATAGAGGCAAAGTGGATTCTTGTTATGAGCTACAAAAACAATTTTATTGATAACTGAAAATGACTATCTTAAAAATGGTTAATAGAGATAATCTATTGAATACTTAATTGGTTATTTTGGGTAATAGATGGGAGATGTAGGTAAAAAAAACCCTCAAAGTTTCCAATGAGGGGGCGTATGTGAACTATAGGAATTATAATGCGAGAATGAGCAACAACCAATCTCGATATCCAGTTTAAAGCAACTTTAATGAATATTTCAAGATATTGATTTTTTTTAACTACAATGTTGATATTTTGATTTTAAATCAATCAGTTATTGTTTTAAATAATCATTTGTTTAATTGTGTTTGATAGTAATGTGGTGTGTATTGATTGAGATATTTTTCGGCATCAATGTAAAAAAATAGCCCCTATGCAGGGGCTTAAAGGGATGTTTCGTAGGCTTGTCCGAAATAACACTTGATATATCCGCAATGATACACTTGACAACGTTATGTGATGACAAAAATCGTAAAAAAACGTTACTTTTATTCAAGTTTTTAATCGTTGCATGCAAGACATAGGCACTTAAACAGCGTGTTATTTCGAATAAAAAAACCTGACGACTTTTGGTCGTCAGGAAACACGGTTGAGCAAAACATAATCCGAAGTAGGCGACTAATAAACATTAGTTTTCCTACCTCTATACACAGCGCGCAAAAAAATAAAACAAAATTCGTCGTCATTTTTTGATTTAAATCAATTTTTGTTCTTTTTTTGGGATGGTATTTATTGATCTCATCAATATCTGTAATGCGCTTGCTCTCTTTCAAAAAGTGAACGCTGTGGATGGTGATGATATTCCTTGTACTTGAAATTCACCTAGAGTCGTCTTAGTGCATAATTGCTGATGTAACTTGTTGTTTTAAGGTACTTTTGGGAGTTTAAAACACCGAGGGGTGGCAACCGCGCAAAAGATAACTATTTATGAGATTTTTTCAGGAAAAACCAGATCCGTTCTTCTTGGGTTTAACATATTGTTTTTATTTATTTTCTTTTAAAAAAGAAAGGAAGTGATATGCGTTTTGTTCTAACAAAAAAGGGCGATTGAGATCCTTTCTGCATCTTGAGGTATTTCTTTTATGAATGTGAATAAAAAAAAGCTTGCAGAAATTTTTAATGTGGATGTTAGAACGATAACGGCTTGGCAGAGTCAGGGGTTACCTATTCATTCTGGGGGCGGAAAAGGACATGAAGCCATTTTTGAAACCGATGTAGTCATTGGCTGGTATGCACAGCGCGAAACCGATATTGAAAATGAAAAACTTCGCAGGGAAGTTACGGATTTACGAATGGCTGCGGAATCTGATTTACAACCAGGAACAATAGAATATGAACGTTATCGGCTCACTAAAGCGCAGGCAGATACTCAGGAGTTGAAAAATGCGCGAGAGGAAGAGCAAGTCGTCGAAACTGAACTATTTATGTATATTTTGCGGCGTGTCGCTCAAGAGGTGGCAGGGATTTTGACGCGTATCCCGCAAACTTTGCAACGTAAGTTCCCTGATATATCACCTGTGCATCTTGATGCTGTGAAAACGGAAATCGCGAAAGCCTCCAATATTGCCTCTGCCGCTGAAACTGGTGTGGACAGGTGGATGGATGATTTCAAGAGAACGACAAATCGCTAATATTAAGCATGCGATAGCCACCGGATTGTCCGTACTAAAAATACCCATCCCACAAACTGTGGTTGAGTGGGCAAATGAAAATTATTACTTACCGAAAGAATCCTCGTACACCCCCGGGCGATGGGAAACCTTACCCTTTCAAGTCGCCATTATGAATGCCATGGGCAATGATCAGATCCGCACGGTCAATTTGATTAAATCGGCGCGGGTGGGCTACACCAAAATGCTTTTAGGTGTCCTTGGGTATTTTATTGAGCATAAATCTCGAAATAGTCTGTTATTTCAACCTACCGATTCTGCGGCTGAGGATTTTATGAAATCTCACGTAGAGCCAACGGTTCGAGAGGTGCCGACGTTATTAGCGTTAGCACCATGGTTTGGGCGAAAACATCGTGACAATACGCTGACCTTAAAACGCTTTTCAACCGGCATTGGTTTTTGGTGTTTGGGGGGCGCTGCGGCTAAAAACTACCGTGAAAAATCCGTGGATGTCGTGTGCTATGACGAACTTTCTTCCTTTGAGCCGGATGTAGAAAAGGAAGGCGCGCCCACGTTACTGGGCGATAAGCGTATTGAGGGGTCGGTATTTCCTAAATCAATTCGGGGGTCAACGCCAAAAATCAAAGGTACTTGTCAGATTGAAAAGGCGGCGAATGAGTCGCGGGTGTTTATGCGCTTTTATGTGCCGTGCCCGCATTGTGGTGAGCGGCAATACCTCAAATTTGGGGATGACAGCACCGCGTTCGGATTGAAATGGGAAAAGGATATGCCGGAGACGGTGTATTACTTGTGTGAGCACAATGGGTGTGTGATCCGCCAATCTGAGTTAGACCAGACACACGGAGAGTGGATCTGTGATCATACAGGGTTACGGACTCGTGACGGTCTTACTTTTCGGCATGTCGATGGGGTGATGACCTATGCACCTCGTGCAATTGCGTTTCACATTTGGACGGCGTATAGCCCGTTTACCACCTGGGTTCAAATTGTGTATGACTGGCTGGATGCCCAGAAAGATCCGAATGGGATTAAAACGTTCATCAATACCACACTGGGGGAGCCATACGAAGAGTCAGTAGCGGAAAAGCTGAGTTTCGAGGTGTTGCTGGAGAAAGTTAGCCATTACGGTGCGCAAGTGCCTGAGCGTGCGGTGTATTTGACGGCTGGCATCGATTCACAACGTAATCGCTATGAAGTGTATGTGTGGGGATGGGGACCGGATGAAGAAGCCTTTTTAGTGGATAAACACATCATCATGGGGCGACCGGATGATGAGGAGACCTTGTTACGGGTTGACCGTGTGATCAACACAAAATACCGTCATGCGGATGGGAGCGAGATGTCGATTTCGCGTATTTGTTGGGATATTGGCGGGATTGATCCTGAATTGGTGTATCAACGTTCGCGGAAGCACGGTATTTTTCGGGTGCTCCCGGTTAAAGGGGCGGCGGTATACGGTAAGCCCGTGATCACGATGCCGAAAAAACGCAGTCAACGGGGTGTCTTTCTGTGTGAAGTAGGGGCAGATACCGCAAAAGAAATGTTATACGCCCGGTTAGGCGCACCCGCCGCGCCCTTTACGCAGTCAACCCCGTATGCGTTTCATTTTCCCGATAATCCTGAGATCTTCTCCGAGGTGGAAGCAAAGCAAATGGTGGCGGAAGAGTTGATTGAAAAAGTGGAAAAAGGGCGAGTAAAGCTGCTGTGGGATGCGAAAAATCGCCGTAATGAAGCGTTGGACTGTTTGGTGTATGCCTATGCGGCATTACGGGTATCGATGCAGCGTTGGCAGTTGGATTTAACGCAATTAGCCGCGGCAAGACGACAAGAAAACACGGAAGACGAGATGTCTTTAGACGAAATCGCTGCGGCATTGTCGGGAGGGTAACATGATGGAGACACAAATGATGTTAATGGAAGCTCGTCGCGCATTGCATGAATTGTTGTTGGGTGAAAAGGTGGTGTCCATCAATAAAGACGGGCGTCAGGTGCAGTATACCCCTGCGAGTATTCCGGCATTACAACAATATATTCATCAACTGGAAGGGGTATTAGGCGTTGGTCGTCGGTGTCGACCGGCAGGAGTTTTTGTGTGAAAAAACAACAGGAACTCGTGAATATTTACGGGCAACCGTTACGGGAAAGCCTTGGGTATTCGGGGGGCAGCAACGGCGTGGGGGGACAGTTGTCCGGATGGCGTCCTGCCTCAGAAAGTGCCGATGCCGCGCTGTTACCGTCACTGAATCTGGGAAATGCCCGTGCTGACGATTTAGTCCGCAATAATGGGATTGCGGCGAATGCGGTTGAGTTGCACAAAGATCATATTGTAGGACACCTGTTTCGCCTGAGTTATCGCCCGAATTGGCGCTATTTGGGGATGGATGAGCAGGATACCCAAGCATTTATTGAAGAGGTGGAGTCTGCATGGCAAGAGTATTGCGACCCGACCTTTGGTTCAATGGACGTAGAAGGCAAGCGCTCTTTTACTGAATTTATTCGTGAAGGGGGTGGCGTACACGCGTTTAATGGGGAGATATTTGTACAGCCTGCGTGGGAGGTGGAGTCTTGTTGCCTCTTTCGGACGCGGTTTAAAGCGATTAGCCCAAAGCGGATCTCGACACCTGGCATGGGGCGAGATACAAATCAGTTGCGCAGTGGGATTGAAATCAATCGGCACGGTAAAGCGTTAGCCTATCATGTGCGAGAGGATGATTACCCGATGGCGAGTATGGGGCGTTGGCGACGGGTGCCGGCGGTGTTGGCTTCTGGGCGTCCGGGGATGATCCACGTTTTTCAGCCTCAAGAAGATGGGCAAACGCGCGGTGCCAATCAGTTTTATTCGGTGATGGAGCGGTTAAAAATGCTCGATACGCTGCAAACCACGCAACTTCAGTCGTCCATTGTGAAAGCCATGTATGCGGCGACGATTGAGTCAGAATTGGATTCAGAAAAGGCGTTTGAGTACATCACCGGGGCTCAGGGGCAAGGAGCCAATCCGCTGAACAGCATCATGACCGCCTATGCGCGTTACTATGCGACCAATAAGATCCAATTGGGGGGCGTACGCATTCCGCATCTTTACCCTGGGGATTCCTTAAATCTGCAAACGGCACAAAATGCGGACAATGGTTTTTCTGAGTTAGAAAAAGCGTTGTTACGGTATATTGCGGCGGGGTTAGGGGTCTCTTACGAGCAATTATCCCGTGATTATTCGCAGGTCAGTTATTCCAGTGCGCGCGCCTCAGCCAATGAGTCATGGCGTCACTTTATGGGGAAACGTAAATTTGTGGCGAGTCGATTGGCGTCACAAATGTTTGCCTGTTGGTTAGAAGAGGCGCTGATCCGCCGCGTAGTTATTCCCCCAAAAGCCCGATATTCATTTTGGGAGGCGCGCTCAAGTTGGTGCCGTTCTGAATGGATTGGCGCGGGGCGAATGGCGATTGATGGACTGAAAGAAGTGCAAGAAGCGGTGATGCGTATAGAGGCGGGACTGAGCACCTATGAAAAAGAGTTAGCCTTAATGGGCGATGATTATCAGGAAATCTTCCGACAGCAATTACGGGAATCACAAGAGCGTCAAGCGGCAGGCTTGCCAAGACCGGTCTGGATCAAGGAAACCTTCACGCAACACATTCGACACACCACGGAGGAGGCACAGCGTGTCACGTAATTTATCGCATATTGCCGCGATGGTATTCAATGAACCCTTGTTATTAGAACCCGCCTATGCGCGGGTTTTCTTTTGCGCGTTAGGCAATGAAATGGGCGCGCTGAGTTTGGGACTCCCGCAAGAGGCGTCACTGTTATCTGCGCCGGATATGCAGAGAACGGTTGACGCCTTTATGGTGAATGGGAAACGCCCTGCCAAGTTGTATCGGGTAGAGCAGGGGATCGCTGTGCTCCCCGTCTCAGGAACCTTGGTGCATAAACTCGGTGCGATGCGCCCGTTTTCTGGCATGACAGGGTATGACGGTATTACCGCGTTTCTAAAACAGGCGGTAACCGATCCTGAGGTTAAGGGGATATTACTGGATATTGACAGTCCGGGCGGGCAAGCCTCAGGAGCGTTTGATTGTGCGGACATGGTCGCACGATTAGGACAGGAAAAGCCGATATGGGCGTTGTGTCATGACATGGCGTGCTCTGCCGCCATGTTATTGGCGAGTGCTTGCTCGCGTCGATTGGTGACGCAAACTGCGAAAATTGGCTCGATTGGCGTGATGATGGCACATGCCAATCGTGAGCAGCAACTCGCGCAAACGGGGGTTGATATTACGTTGATTTATTCAGGGGCACACAAGGTGGACGGTAACGCATTTCAGGCATTACCAGAGCGCGTCAGAGCGGATTTTCAGCGGCAAATTGATGAGGCTCGTACCTTATTTGTGCAGAAAGTGGCGGGGTATTTAGGCGTACCCGAATCGACGATTCGAGAGACGGAGGCGGCAACGTATCAAGGGCAGGCGGGGATTGATGTCGGGCTTGCCGATGACATGGTCAATGCGGCGGATGCGGTTGACGTGATGGCGTCGGCATTCATGATTAACCAAAGGAAAGAGGACAAGATGTCTGAAACACAATTAACGGCAGCGCAGATTGCTGCACAAGAAAATCAACGTGTGATGGGGATTTTAACGTGCCCAGAAGCCAAAGGACGTGAGGCTCAAGCACAAGTGTTGGCGAGTCAACCGGGGGTGTCTGTTGAGCAAGCCAGAGCCATTTTAGCGGCATCCGGTGTGGTGGACACAACGGCTTCTGCGGTGAGTGAGTCCGATAAGATTTTGGCGTGTGAGGAAGCTAAAGGGCGTGAAAAATTAGCGCAAGCCCTCGCTGCAACTCCGGGGATGACTGCCGAACACGCTAAGCCGATTTTGGCGGCAGCTGTACCTGAAGGAGATTCGGTGCGTGACGCCATTCTCGGGTGCGATGAAGCCAAGGGGCGTGAGGCACTCGCCCAGGTGTTAGCGGCAGATTCGACCCTGACGGTGGAGAAGGCGAAACAATTTTTAGCGGCAGCGCCGCAAGAAAAAGCGTCCTCACAAGAGGGCTTGTTTGACCGTTTTATGGCGCAACAGACCTCCGCCACGGTAAGTGCACAAACGCAAGTGGATAACAGTAATCCGTTGGCAGAGATGCCATAAGTGAATTTCATTGAACCGAGTGATAGGACAACACATGACAAAACAAACTCATGTTGAACAACGTGCCGAGGTGCACATTTTTGCCGGCAGTGATACTGCGCATACGGCACAGGGCGTCAATGGTATTGCCACTGCCACCCCTGAATTAACCCCGCTGATGTTAGATGATGCTACGGGCAAATTAGTGGTGTGGGATGGACAAAAAGCCGGCACAGCGGTGGGCATTTTAGCCTTGGCATTAACCGGTAATGAAGCCCATTTGACGTACTACAAAAGTGGGACGTTTGCGACCGGTGCATTGCACTGGCCTGACTCGGTGGATGCCGTCAAAAAAGCCAATGCGTTCATTGGGTGTGCAATCAGCCATCGTTAATGTTGAGATTAAAGGAAAAAAGAGACATGGGATTATTTTCAACCCGTCAATTACTGACCTATACCGAAGAGAAAGTGAAATTTCGTGCGCTATTTTTAGAGCTGTTTTTTAAGCGCACAATTACGTTTGATACCCCAGAGGTGATGCTGGACAAAATCACTGGAAAAACACCGATTGCGGCGTATGTCTCTCCCATCATTGAAGGTAAGGTGCTTCGTCACCGTGGTGGTGAAACACGAGTACTGCGCCCGGGATACGTGAAGCCCAAGCATCGTTTTGATTACCAGCAGGCGGTTGAGCGTTTACCGGGGGAAGATCCTGCGCGTTTGAATGATCCAGCTTATCGCCGTTTACGCATTTTGACCGATAACTTGAAACAAGAAGAGCACGCGATTGTGCAAGTGGAAGAGATGCAGGCGGTGTCGGCGGTGTTAAATGGGCGTTACACGATGGCGGGAGAGCAGTTTGAGACGGTGGAGGTGGATTTTGGTCGTTCAGCCAAAAACACTATCACCCAAACTGGCGGGGCAGAGTGGTCGCAACAAAACACGGAGACCTTTGACCCGACCTATGACTTAGATGCGTACTGTGATTTGGCTTCGGGGACGGTCAATATTGCCATCATGGATGGCTCGGTGTGGCGTTTATTGAACAGTTTTAAATTGTTCCGTGAAAAGCTGGATACGCGCCGTGGCTCTACATCTGAGTTAGAAACCGCGACCAAGGATTTGGGGGCAGTGGTGTCATTCAAAGGTTATTACGGCGACTTAGCGATAGTGGTCGCCAAGACGACCTATGTCGATGAACACGGCGAGACTCAACGTTATCTGCCGGAAGGGACATTGATTTTAGGGAATACAGACGTGAATGGTATTCGCTGCTACGGGGCTATCCAAGATTCTCAAGCGCTGAGTGAAGGCATTACATCCGCCGTGCGTTATCCAAAACACTGGGAAGTCACCGGGGATCCAAGCTGTGAATTTACCATGACGCAATCCGCGCCGTTGATGGTTTTACCGGATCCGGATGCATTTGTGGTGGTTCAGGTTAAGTAAAGGACGGCGGGGAAACCCGCCGATTTTTATGTAAGGGGATATCGCATGACTAAAGCACAAATGATCACGCGCTTAAAATCGTTGGCAAAAATATTGGGGCGTGATGTGGATACGTCCGGTACGCAAGCGGAGTTGGAGCAACGATTGATGGAGTGGGAAGAGGAAGCGGCATCTTTACCGTCTACAGAAGCGAACTCCTCCGAATTGAAGGGCGTCACATCACAAAAAAACGAGCCTGTGCCGACAAAGGGCGATGGGGTGTGGGTCAGAATGTTGGCGTCTTGCCATCTCGTGGCACTCAATGGATCGGGCTTTCCTCAATCGCAACTGACGGTAACCGGTCAACGTGTTTTCATTGAGGCGTATCGCGTCAATGAATTGGTGAATGCGGGGCTGGCTGTGGTGAGTGAGTACGACGATGCGTGACAATCCGTTTGATCGCGCCATGGCAAAAGCCGACAACGCTATTTTACAACACTTAGGACGGCAATGTTGGATTGAGATTGCCGGGCGAAAAATTCCCCTTCGCGGGGTGTTAGATGAGCCGGTTGCCGATGTGCAGTTGAAACGTCAAGCGGGACAGATCCAGGATGTGGCGCCTCGTTTATTTGTGAAGTCGTCCGATATTGCTGGCATGAAACCCAAGGCTCGCGTTGATATTGGGGGGCAGACATATTGGGTGGTGACCCGTGAGCCGGATGATAATGGGTATTGTTATTTAACGTTAGCCAGAGGGAAACCGGGTCATGCGTATGTCACGCCTGAATGGGGGTAAGTGATGACAACGCGTCATTTATTGTTTGATATTGATGTGGATGCCTTGCGTCAGATAGTGGAGCAGGTTGGGGCAACACAACATCAATACCGATTAGCGTATTCGCGCGCGTTAAAGCGAACCGCGTCAAAAATACGTAAGCAATCCTCCGCATTACTCAAATCGGGATTAGCCCCGCGAAAAATGAAGGAGTTACAGCGCCGTTTCTTTGCTCGGCGGATTAAGCGAGGGGCGGGGTTGGATGAGATGTCATTTTGGTTTGGTTTGAATGCCATTAAGGTGACACGCTTACGCGGGCGTACGGTGGGTAAAATTCCACCGCGTCATCGACGACGGGACAAACGTACAGGGCGATTTATTCCGGCAGCTCAACGACGTCAGTATGTGGCAAGGTTTGAACCGAAAGGTCAGCGATTACTCCCTCAGCACTATCCCGATGGTATGGTGGGGCGGACAAGCCAAGGTCAGCGTACCATCAAAGTACGTCATCCGCTGACGCGTCGTTGGCGAGAGGCGTTGATTGATATTGCACCTGCGTTACATGACCACCTTGAAGATACCCTTTTTGCTGAGTGTGTTGCTGTATTTATGAAAGAGTTTGAGTCAGATATTCGGCGTCGCGTGAAACACAACATTACCGTTAAACCGACATCCTCAGGAGGTTATTGAGTATGGCGACACCATTACGCATGGCTGCTTATCATGAGGCGGTGCTTACCGCGTTGCGTGCATTACCTTGGGTGAATTCGGTTGAGATGTACCCTGAGACAGTGACACCGGTAGTCACGCCCGCGGTCTTTTTTTCGGTGGATGGCTGGGAGAGGGATAATCACTCTGACGGACAACTGCGCGTGACGCTTTCTGGATCCTTATGGGTATTAGTGGATCGGGCGGCGACCTCCGAAATTGGGCGTCCGGAGGTGTATATTCGCTCGGCGGCTGCCGATTTAACGCAGTGGCTTGACGGGCAAACATTCGGCTTATCCATGGTTGAGCCTGCCGTCTTTCTGTCCGCGGACGTGGATGAAACCGACCCCCAATGGGATGATTATTGGATCTGGCAGGTGTCATTTACGCAGCGTGTGGCATTGGGGGCCGATCCTTTTGCAACGGATAATTTACCGTTACAGCGTGTGTGGCTGGGGATTGCCCCAGATATTGGGGCGCAGCATGTGGCGGATTACCATTTAATTTATGAGGGAAAATCCCGTGAATGACGTTTTGGGTGATTTGCAGCGTCGCTTAGCTAATATGGTACGTCGAGGGGTGATCCATTCTGTTCGGGTGGCTGACGGTTTTCCGGAATGCCGAGTGGATTTGGGCGATATTGTGACGACGTGGCTCCCACTTTGTCAGGGATTCGCCGGAAAGCATCGGGCGGATTTTGAGCCGTTTGCGGTGGGAGATGCCGTTACCGTGTTGTCAGAGGCGGGAGAATTGAATAACGGGCGTGTTTTTGCGGGATGGAATACAGGGGCAGTTCCCGTACCGGATGGTCGCGAGAGTGAACACATCACCCGTTATGGGGATGGTACCGAAATTCGTTACAACCGAGCGACACACTCACTCACCCTGATTTTGGCGGACAGCGGTACCTATCGCATAGTGGGGAATGGCACACTGGAAGGCAATGTTGTCATCACGAAACAACTGACCGTGGACGGAAAAACGCAATTAAACGCAGATACGAAAGTTCAAGGGAGTCTCGGGGCTTCTCAGGATATTACGGATGGAACGGGTAGCATGGGGGGGATCCGTCAAATCTTTAATAACCATGATCACCGAGGCGATAGCGGCGGGACAACGGGAAAATCGAATCAACACATGTAACTCGCTGCGGCGAGTTTTTTGTTATTAGGAGCATTTATGGCGCAATTACATGGTGTGGAAACTATCGAGCTCACCTCGGGGACGGTATCGGTGACCACCATTGAAACGGCGATTATTGGTATTGTCGGGACGGCACCGGAGGCTGCGGGAGCAGCAAAAGCAGCATGCACAACGGGGACACCGTTGTTAGATAACGTGTTGACTTTTACCGCTAACAAGCCAGGGCGTGCGGGAAATACGATCCATGTCAGGGCGGAGGTTGAGCTTGCTCAATTGCCAGACAAAGGGAAAGGCAAACGTTCTGAGACGACCACCGCAGCACAGTGGCGAGAAAATGAACTGATCATTACGTTAGCGTGTGATGAATTTGGGGTGAGTACGGCTAGCGTAGCCAGTGTGGTTGACGCGGTCAATGCGTTATCCACAAAAACGGTGGTGGCGACAGGAACAGGAAGCGGGGTTGTGTCGCCTTTTTCCGACACACTCAACGGGGGCGAAGATGAGCCGTTTCCATTGAATACCCCGGTCGTGGTGGTGGGCACTGCGCCCCTATCGCGTTTGGGCGATGCTGGGACGTTGAAGCAAGCCTTGATTGATCTTAATGAGCAGCGGCATGCACTTTCGGTCGTGGTGAGGGTTGAAGCGCAAGCGGATGCAGACGCACAACGTGCAAACCTCCTCAGCGGGATCCGTCAACTTTCTTCAAGTCGCTCTGTGGTGGGGTATCAGCCGCGCATCGTGATTGCGCCGGGATTCAGTGAAGACGATGCGGTGGGGAAAGCCTTAGAAACCGTGGCGGGAAAATTACGGGCGGTGGCGTACGTGGATTGTGCGGCAGGGGCGACGTTATCGGAGGTTGTTCAGCGTCGACAACGTTATGGTGCAAGAACGGAGTTATTACGTCCGCGCGTATTAGCGGCACAACTCGATGGTCAACTGGCGTATCGTCCGTATTCGGCGTTTGCGGCGGGGCTCCGAGCCCGTATTGATTACGAAAAAGGGTGGTGGTGGAGTAAATCCAACCAGGCGGTGTTCAACATTCTGGGCGTGGAACAAGTCGATGAGTTTATTTTGGGGGAACGCAACTGTGATGCCAACTTACTCAACATGCAAAATGTTTCCACGCTGATCCGGCAAGCGGGATTCAAACATTGGGGCAATCGTCTGTGTGCGTCACACCCGCAATGGCATTTTGAATCGGTACGTCGAACAGCGGATGTGATTGAGGACAGCATTCAACTCGCGATGCTGGGGTATGTCGACCGTCCATTAGATCGACAAAATGCAGACGATATTATCGGCTCAGTGAACGCCTATTTGCGACGACTGGTGGGGGAAGGGGCGATATTTGGAGGGCAAGCGTGGTTAGATCCTGAACTTAATACGGCAGAAACGTTAGCCGCGGGAGAGCTTTACATTAACTATGACTTTGGACCTAAATCGCCAACTGAGCTCATTCAGATGCGCGTCAGTATCAATAATGAATACGGACTTCAGGAGTTAACGGCACTATGAGTTATCACAATCAATTACGCGCCTGGACCTTTTTTCGTCAAGGTATTCGTATTCAAGGGGCTCATGAATTTATGCCGCCCACGTTATCGATAGTGAAAACGGACTTACGGACGGGCGCACAAGATGCCCCCACGCCGGTAGATGATGGGATGGAGGCGCTCACCTGTCAGATCAAGTTTTACGGTCTGGATACGGAGATGTTGTCCAGTTTCGGCTTTGTCAGCGGGCAACGCTCTCGATTTAGCGCCTATCAAGGGTATGTGGCAAACAATATTGCATTGGGTACCATTGAAGAGATTGAAGGGTTTGTGATGACGGTGACGCCGGATGCTCGAGGCAATAGCAATTTATCCGAGGCGGCGTTCACCGTGGACATTGCCGTGAATTACTACCGCAAAACGTTTGAAGGGAAAGAGTTATTTATGATTGATACCGAGCGGTTTGTGCGTCGAGTCAATGGCGTGGATATGTTGGCTGGAGTGGCTGCAAAAGTTCGCGTGTAATGTTTTTTCAATATGATGATATAGCGACCTTTGGGTCGCTTTTTTTATGGAGTGATGATGAGTATGAGTTTTCCCGGTGAAACGCGCACAATTAAATTGTATACCCCTATCATATTGGACGGTGGCGTTGAACTTACAGAGATCACATTTCGAGAGCCTGTGGTACGTGATCGCATTGCATTTGCCAAAGATCGCGGCTCAGAAGAGGAAAAAGAAGCTCGTATGATAGCGCAACTGTGCGGTCTGAGTGAGCAAGATATTTGGCAATTGACGGCAGCGGATTATGCCCAGCTGACGGATACCTTTAACGTTTTTATGTTACCGCCCGCGAAGCGACCGAAGCCGACATCAACAACGCGTTAAGATTTCTGGGGCGTCGATTGCATTTTACGTTATCGGATTATCTTGCAATGCCTTTTCGGGTTTTTTCTCAGTGGCTTTTGGATGAATTAAAGGAGGCGAAACGTGGCAAGCGTGAGTCAAAACCTTAAAGCGACAGTCTCTTTTGGCGGTAAAATTTCCAGTTCATGGCGTCGTTCGGCGTCAGATTTGCGTAAGGACTTGCAGGATGTTGAGCGGCAATCGACGCGATTGAAGCAAGAGCAAGTCAAGCTGACGGCGGAAATCAAACGGCAAAAACTTGCCGGTGCCAGTGTCAAAGATCTTAAAAAACAGTATGCCGCATTAACCCGAGAAATACATCAAGCGGATACCGCTCAAGCTAAATTGAATACACAGTTGGCAAAATCAGAGCGTTTGGACAGTTTTAAGGGGATGGGGAAGACACTGGCTGGACGAGGCGTCAATTTAGCCAAAGGGGGCGGGATTGCAATCGGCGGCGGCATGGTGGCTTCGGGTGCAGCCGCACTGTTCACCCCAGCGATCGCCAACGCGGAGACCGCCGAACAGGTCGGTCTGGCGACGTCTTACGGGGTGGATACTCAAACGTTCATGCAGTGGGATTCGTTAGCCAAACAGTATGGCATGAACGGCGAGAATATCGGTGATTTGTTTGAAGAGTACCTGCATAAGGCAGGGGAATTTAAGCAATTGGGCGAACAAACCGCCCTCACTGAAGCGTTTGAGACACTGGGGATTAAGGATTTTGAACTCGGTGCGCTGAGTGATATTGCTCAGTTTGAAAAAATTATCGATAAAGCACTGTCACTTGAGGATGAGTCCAAAGCCTCTTTTGCACTGGATGCCTTATTGGGGGGGGAAGCCAGTAAATTGTTGATGTTGATTAAGCGCTCAGGGAAAAGCTTTGACGAGTTGATGCGAGCGCAGCGCAAATACAATTTGGTGACAAAAGAAGGGGCTGACGGGGCATTAAAAGGGCATCGTGCTTTGATGGATCTTCGCACGGTGTTTTCCTCTTCGATTGCGGAAATCTCGGGGCAATTAGGCGAGGAGTTATCACCGACTATCAGCGCCATGACGGATGATCTCGCCGCTTGGATGCGTGGAGGAGGGATCACCAACATTAAGTCGTTTGTGACAGACACGGTCTTTCCTGCTCTCAAGGGGTTTGGGCAGGGTGTTATTTTTGTGGGGAAGGTCATTCATGCTGTTGCCAAAAAGCTTGCCTGGTTGTTGCCTGATGAGCGTCAAGAACAACGGAATTTGCTTGAGATGATGGGGCAAACCAACAATTTTGATGTGATTCGTCGTGCCGCGGAAGAGAAGGGGCAAGGTGAGTGGCTAGATCAACAACTCAAGAATAACCCTGATTTACATAAAGATGTCCTGCAAGCTTATATCGAGGCAAAACGGAATCGTTTTTTTCTCGATGATGAGATGTTTAAACAGGCAACCGAAAAATACCTGACGCCCGAATCCGCCGAGTTTTCATTTCCGAGTCGATCGACTGATAACGGCGAGTGGGCATCGGCAATGTCGGATTTATTGCAAGGTAACGGTTCGTCATCTTCAACCTCGATGACCGATAACCGTCGGTACACCTATCAAATTGAGGTCAATGCGGCTCCTGGTCAAAGCCCTGAGTCGGTGGCAGAGGCGATTTTAGCCAAAGCGAAGCGAAATGACGTGTTTAATGGGCATAACGCCCTGCAAGACGGAGGTGATTTGTGGTGAGTTTCGTTGGGCAAGGCATTGCATTGGGCGACGATGTGCTTGCGAGACAACGCAGAGCTGCGAGTGAGACATCTCCGGCGCGTGTGATGATGATGTTGGGGGACTTTGCGTTTTCCATAGATACCACGGCGTATCATCAATTATCCCGAGAAAGCGCATGGAATTGGAGTGAGCAAGCGCGTATTGGTCGTCAAAGTTTACTTCAATATACCGGAAAGTCAGGGCGAACGGTTCGCCTTGAAGGGCAATCTCATGCGTTTTTGGGCAAGGAGGGGGTTGATGCGGTAGCGCGATTGTATACGCTTGCCGAACAGACTGAACCCCTTCAGTTAGTCAGCGGGGAAGGCGATATTTTAGGGTGGTGGGTCATTTTGGACTTTTCGGAGAGCACCAATCGTTTTTTACCCGGTGGTGGTCATCGCAATAAAACATGGAGTATGACACTGAAACATTATGCCGATGATTTATCAAACCCGTGAGGGGGATGTGTTAGATGCGATTTGTGCCGCACATTATGGTTTAGAAAATCTCGCAGAGACCGTGATTGGGGTGTTAGAGCACAATCCGGGGCTTGCCGATAAGGGGGCGATTTACTCAGCGGGAATACGTATTACTTTGCCGCAACTCACTCAATCGGTTGTCACGGCACCTTATTCGTTATGGGATTAGTACATGAGTCAAGTCAACGCCTTTTTACCGGCGTATCAAGTGACCGCCGAGGGAAAAGACATTACGGCGACCCTTCAACGTTGCTCCGCGGAGCTGACATTAACCGATTATGGGGGGGCGACCGCGAAATCGGATGAACTGACCATTTCACTCCATTCAGAAACGTTACCCTTACCGTCGAAGGGGGCGAGGTTACGGGTCGCTATCGGTTTTTTGGGGCAATTAGTCGATAAGGGGGAATTTGTTGTCTGTAGCGTGAGCAGCAGTGGTCCTCCTCGCCGTATTGATCTTTATGCGACCGCAGCCCCAATGAATGCACAAAAGCAATCCGGTAATGTACTTAATCAGAAAACCCGAAGTTGGGATAACCTTAGCTTGGGGGACTTGGTGAAAACGGTTGCTACCGAAAACGGGTTAATAGCTCGTGTGGCAGAAAAGCTCGCAGGTATCCCGCTGAGTCATGTTGACCAAGTCGCGGAGTCTGATGCGAATCTCTTGTCCCGCCTTGCTCGCACTTACAATGCGGTCAGTAAACCCACAGGGGGCTATTGGCTATTTTTGCCACAAGGTGCCGGTAGCACAGTTTCTGGGCATGCGTTGAACCCCGTCACGTTGACACCGTCGGTCGTCTCGACATGGCATTATCATGAAGGTGATAGGGGGAGTTCAACCGGCGGGACTCGGGGGATGGGGCGCGAGAAAAAGCCTCACCAAGAAACCATCACCGCGCGTTATTTTGACAAGGCAGATGGTCGGACGAAAACGGTGAGTGTGGCGCATGAGGGGGCGTCGGTGACGAATCCGTATACGCAGCCAGAAAAGGACACGGCAGAGCAGCAGGCAAAATCCAAAAAAACACACGCGCAGCGCAACAGCCAAAAAATGACGTTAACCGGACCGTGTCAACCGGAGCATGTGATATTGACGGCGGAATATCCTGTGACTACGTCAGGATTTGGGGGGCGAGAAGATAGGTCGTGGTTGGTTGAGTCATTAGTTTTTTCGCTCTCGGAATCCGGGCTAAGTTATACCTTAAATCTGGTTGTCAACCTTAATGCCCCGTCATTGTCACGCTCAGTTGCGTCCTCATCGAATGAAAAACACCCCGATTATTTTGGGGTACCCAAAGGATAATTAGACATGCATGGAGTGAATAGCCAGACAGGCAAACGCTTGTCGGGTGTGGCTCATTTACGTCAATCCGTCAGCGATATTTTAAATACCCCAATAGGAAGCCGAGTTTTAGTTCGTGATTACGGAAGTCGTTTACCTGAGTTGCTCGATCATCCTCGAGATGAAACGCTGCGATTGCAGTTGATCGCCGCCACGGCTTCCGCGTTATCGCGTTGGGAACCCAGATTGAGCCTTTCTCAGGTTACGGTCTTTTTTCCAGAGAATGCAGCGGGGTGTGTCATTGAGATTATGGGGCGGTATCGAGCCGATCAAACCGCAATAACACTAGGAGATATTGTCATTCATGGCGCAATACGATGATGTGATTAATTTATCACGCTTACCCGTACCGGATGCGATTGTGACACCGGATCCATCACGTCTTTTTGAGGCATGGTTAGCCAGACTGAGACAGTTAGACCCAACATTTGATGCGTTGGTGGAATCCGATCCTGCGTATAAACAAGGTGAAGTGAATGCTTATCAATTGATGTTGGCATTTCAGCGAGTCAATGATGCAGTGCGTGCCGTTTTTCTAGCTAGCGCGAAGGGGGCAGATTTAGACCAGTTAGGGGCTGCGTTTAATGTGCCTCGCATGGTGATAATTCCGGCGGAGCCGGATGCCATTCCCCCAAAAGAGGCTGTGATGGAATCCGATGAGGCATTCAGGGAGCGTATTCAGCTGTCATGGTCGCAGCTAAATACGGCAGGGGCACGAAATGCGTATCGTTTTCACGCGAAATCAGTGGATGAAGATATTTTAGATGCAGACGCGTATGGACCTCAAACGCATGGTCGTGCCGGTGAGGTGGATGTTTATGTGCTATCTCGATTAGGTAATGGGAGTGCGTCATCGGCGCTAATCCAGCAGGTTAAGGCACGCTTAAGTGATAACGAAATTCGCCCCTTAACCGATTATGTGACGGTGAAAAGTGCTCAGATTAAAACCTACTCAGTCAGTGCTGAGCTTGATATTCCTGAGGGACCTGATGCAGAAACGGTGCTCAATCATGCGATTGAAACCCTAAAATCGTATACGGCATTGGCGCACCGTATTGGTGGGATGGTGCCGTTGTCTGCCCTTTATGCATCATTGCAGCAATCCGGGGTTGCTCGTGTGGTATTAATGAGTCCAGCATCGGATATTGAGCCGCAAATGGGGGTTGCCCCGTATTGTTCGTCTATACAGGTCATACGGCGAGGTTAATCAGCATGGGAACCGTTTTTCGTTCTTTATTGCCTATTTCTGCGAGCGCCGCGGAGCGTGCTCAAGAGCAGGCGACGACCGAAACGATTTTGCAGTTAGACACCAACATGGTGCGTAAAGTCAAAAATCCAGAGACTTGCCCTGCACACTTATTGCCGTGGTTGGCGTGGGAGCGGGCGGTGGATTTTTGGGATGAGCACTGGAGTGAGGCACAAAAACGCCAAGTTCTGCGAGAAGCGCCGTATGTCCATCGGCATCGAGGAACAACGGGCGCTGTTCTACGGGCATTGCAAGCCATTGATATTCCCGCGACGGTGGTGGAGTGGTGGCAAGAGCAGCCGCGCGCTGCGCCGTATACCTTTCGAGTAGAATTGCAACTTCAACGTGGCGTGGATAGTGGCTTTTATCAACGTGTGACTGCCTTAGTGATGAAAGCCAAGAATTTACGTAGTCACTTGCGTTCGATAGGGGTGAATGCAGATGTGGGGCAGTCAGGACAATACTTTGTCGGTGGGGCGGTGACCGCCTATGTGGATGTCGTGATCTAGATTGGAGGGGAAAGGTGTTGACAAAGCATACCAGTATATTAACGCAAAAAGGGCAAATCTTAGAAGCCGCTTCAGTGGCGAATGGTCGCCCCGTATTACTCAAACAATTTGTGATAGGGGACGGGAATGGGCGTCCGGTTATCCCTTCGGCAACGCAGACTCAGTTGGTGCATGAAGTGTATCGAGGCACCATTTCCTCTCTTGAAGTCTCCCCTGAACAACCGAATCAGTTTATTGCGCATTTGGTGTTGCCTGAGGGGGTGGGGGATTTTGTGGTCAGGGAGGTGGGATTATTGACGGCAGAGGGCGAATTGTATGCGGTGGGCAGTTGTAGCGAGATAGAAAAACCACGTCAGGGGGTGACGGTGAGGTTGCAGTTCCGTTTGGCGGTTTCAGAGAGTGCACAAATCACCTTACAAGTTGCGACAGGGGATGGGTTATTTCTAAGACAAGATGCGAACTTGCAGGATGTGAAGGATAAATCACGCGCGATTGATAATTTGGGGTTGAGGGCAACGGTCGATAAAGCGAATAATGCGGTGCCATCTGAGCGTCAGGTGAATGGTCAGCCATTGTCTCAAAATATCACGATTACCACTATCACGGGTAATGCAGGGAGTGCGACAAAATTACAGACTGCGCGAAATATTAATGGGCTTGCGTTTGATGGGACGAAAGATATTCATATCACCACCATTAGTGGGAATGCAGGGAGTGCGACAAAATTACAGACTGCGCGAAATATTAACGGTGTGGCGTTTGATGGGACGAAAGATATTCACATCACTACCATTAGTGGGAATGCAGGTAGCGCGACAAAACTGCAGACTGCACGAAAAATTAACGGTGTGGCGTTTGATGGAACCCAGGACATTACCATCAGTGCAGGAAATGTGGGGTCTTATTCAAAGCTTGAATCGGATGCGCGTTATGTGCAGGGTATTCGATTAGGTGCCAAAACGCGTTATTCGCCTTCAGGTAATAGAGTGAGTTGGAATTGGGAGGCGCCCGCAGGAAATGTGTTAACTGGATTGGTGGTTGATGAGACGGGAAGTAATTCAGCGGATAACATTTCAGGTGCTTGGTATCGCCCATTACAGAGTCTTGTTAATGGGAAGTGGGTAACCATCAGCGGTTTATAGGGGGGAATATGATATATCAGAACTTTCAGAGAAGTCACAATCCTAAATTATTAGCCAAATACCCAGAATCCACGTTAGTGTTAGAAGATATTGAGGGAAATGATTGGTATGAGGTGCAAGCTAATTTCAATGGGGATACATTAAAAATCGTTTTTAATCCGGATGGCTTAATTATCTCTTACAGCCATGATGCTAGCGCACTCTTTCCCTTAGGTGGGTCTGTTGCTGAAATGAGTCCACATGAATTACCGAAAAACTTTTTTGATGAAAAGCAGTCTTTTGTCTTTATTGATGGAAAAGTGCTCCCTTATGAAATGTCAAAAGAAACGTTAGTTGCAAAAGCTGAAAATACATTACGTTTATTATTAAATGAAGCAACCATAAAAATTGACTCGTTACAAGATGCTGTTGATTTAGAAATAGCTACAGATGCAGAGATAGTCTCTCTAAAAGAGTGGAAAAAATATCGTGTCTTGTTAAATCGTGTTGACACGTCAACAGCACCGGATGTGTTATTTCCTGAAAAACCGGAATAGTTGCTGTCAAATTCCTAGAGTCGCGTTGTATGGGCTTTTACTTTAAATTCCGTTGAGCTATTTTAAATAGATTTAATGCAAAGTATTTTTGCATAATGTATCTGTTTATTTTTAGTTAAATGGGGCATTTAAAGTATGTATAGCATAAAACCTCACGGAATAGGATCAACGAATGTTAGTCGGTCTGAATCGATAAATCCGCATGTGGATAATTCGGCAAATAATTCGGAAAAAAATGGCGTAGTTGCAAAGGTTAGCGGTGTTTTTAATTGTGCGGACTTACCTACGGTGAGCTCTCGAGTTTCCATGGATGAAAATAGAGCTGCATGCCTTGTCACAAAATGTTTGCGGCAAGTTATCGCCAATACATCGTATAACCATATGTTTCAAAATGGGGTTATGTGGGCGGAGCGAGCGGAAGGACAAACTGAATTTGGTTTTAGAGCTATGCAGAAATTGTCATCTGAAAACATTCGGCAATTGTTTCGTGAGTTGGCTCCGTTGGCACAGGAAGAGATTGGTTTTTTAGATAACCTATTACAAATGCCATTTACGGCAACACATGCTTCTGACGCCAACATTGTGAATGAGAAGGGCATACTGTCGTTATTTTCGAGAAAGAAATTAGAGCAAAGAGGGATGGAATTTGATGAGAGTCATTCTGGAAAGACAGATATAAATAGATTATCTAATGATGATTTTGTGTTTTTTTCGTTGGAACCGGGAGATAAAATACAAAAATGTGGAAGTCGTTTTGGGCACACTCTTTATCGAATAAATTTTGATACTACTCCATTTTCTCAAGTTTCTTGGGGAAGCTTACAAGATCAGGTTCTCAATCATACTGGCGGATCTGTAGAGAAATATTTAGAGGGGTTAAGTGATGAAGCTTATGAAATCTTAACGTCCAGATTTATTGGTAATGAAAAGTCGATGTTTTGTGGTGAGAATATTAAAGTTGGTTTAGGCTTATCTTTGCTCCGACTATTACGTGAATTACCACAAGAAGATAGGCTAACTCTTTTAGCCTCAAGAAGTGTGACTGAGGTTAATCGGTTAGTAAATGGAATTTATCGTCCTGAGATAAAAGTTCCTAAGCATTTTTTTTCTAAATCTGTAGAAGCGGTTTTTTTGTGCGGGAATGGTCAGGTTTTATCAGCATCAGAGCTTGATGATAAAGATAAGGTATTAAATGTGGCTAAATCTGGTCCTGATACATTAATGCACGTATCTGAACGGTTAAAGGATGATGACGATGTTGTTTCGACTGCATTATCATGTAATTGTGATGCATTAAAATATGCCTCATTTAGATTCAGAGACAGTGAAGAATTAGTTTTATCACTGATTAAAAGAAATGCTGAGATTATCAAGCATGTCTCTTCTCGATTAAAAGATAATAGTAGTATTGTAAGGGAGGCTGTTTTAAAGAATGGTACTCTATTGCAATATGCTTCGGAAGGATTAAAAGATGATTTTGAATTAGTAAAGTTAGCAGTTCTAAATAATGGAAATGCTTTAGAGTTTGCGTCGGAGAGATTAAAAAATAACAAAGAGATAGTGTTGTTAGCGGTACAATCTCGAGGGACCTCGTTTAGATATGCATCGGATGCTTGTCGGGATGATTTTGATCTTGTTCTGGCGGCAATTGAAAATAGCCCACATTTTTCAGTTTTGAAATTTGCGTCTGAAAGAGTTAAGAATAACAAAGAACTTGTTTTAGAGGCGGTTCAAAACCATGGTTTATCAATTGAGTTTGCATCCGATGCTCTAAAGAACGATATTGATGTGGTTACTGCTGCGGTTGAGTCCAATAAGAAAGCGTTGATGTTTGTTAGCGATGAGATGAAGAGGATACTACCTAAATAG